GACTAGCGAGGGCATCTTTGATTGCTCGTTCTCTATTTGCTTTTGCAAGTGACTCATACTGTGCCTTTAGTTCAGCCAGTTCTTTGTCTTTTGCTTTTGTTGCTTTACGCAACTGCTTGACGAGATCGTTACCATCATTGGATGGTGTATCAAAGTCGTCGTCTTCGTAGTCATAGTTGGACATAGGTCCTTCTCCCATTTCTTTTGTAGGTTTCGTAAGCCTCATACAGATTCGGGGAATCTCTGTATGGCTCTTACTACTGGTTTTGTTGTCGCTCTAACGGACCAGTCGTCCCGTTAGCAGGCTTAGAATTGGCCAGCTCGTTCGCGGCCTAGCGCTCCACCAGCAGCACCTGTTGTACCAGAGAACTGTGCAGTCTCTAGTTGTGCTAACTTCTTGCGCTTAGATGCAGCATCGGCTGCACCTGTGATACCAAATACTTCTTGTTCTGCAACTGCTTGGTTATACGGACCCATACCAGACTTGCGGTAGATGTCACCAAGTTTTGTAGCAGATGGTAGGAACTCAGCGATTGATTGATAACCTTGACGTGCTTGCTCGCCAGTAACTCCAAAGCGCTGTAGTTCTTCTGCTCTGCTAAGTCCTGTAGCAAGTCCTGCTTGTAGAGCACCTGCTCCAATTTCAGCAGCTCCAACTTTACGCTTGATGTTAGTTAGTGCTTGGTCTGGGTCAAGGGCGTAGGCAAGGATATCGCCGTTGCTAATATCAGGATAGAACTCACGTAGCGCCTTAGATACTTCAGGGGCTGCGTTGATAACGCGGTTCTGTGCAGTCTGAATACGATCTTCTAGTTCTGCTGCTGATACATCTCCAGCAATAAACTTCTCAAATCCTTGCTGAACACCCATATCTCCACGAGTGTAATAAGAAGCAGGCAGGCCATAGTTACGCATAACATTTTGGTACTGGTCTTCTAGTTGAATATACTCTGCTTCAGATAAAGAACGCAGACCTCTTTTTATTCGGTCTTTGTTTGCAGCAAATCGTTTTTCATATGCTGGAGTTGCACGTAGTTTGAGTAGCAACTCATCACGTGATAAACCGTCAACAATAAAACTCTTTACATCGTTTAGGAGTGCTCCCATACCGTATCGGTCAAACTCGCTAAATAATAAATCATATGCAGATTGCCCTTTGCGGCGCTTATCTTCTGCTGCAGTCTGTGCAATGTATGCGTTGTAAGCACCTAGGTCAGTAAAGATTTTTCCATCTGGAGCAGTGTAGGTTTTTGTTGTTGAACCAGTAGGGCCTGCGCCTCCTCCACCACCACCGCCACCGCCTCCACCTCCGCCTCCTCCACCAGAGGAGGTCTTGAGGATTGGTGTCTTGACGAGAACCCATTTACCACCAGGTCCACCTACGTCTTGTCTCCAAACGTAGTCATATGTAAAGTCAGCATCGGCTGCAGGAGGGGTTGGTTTTTCCCCTTTGGCTGCGGTTTGTGCAGTGTTGTAAGCAAAGGTTCTAAGATCTCCACCGCTAAGTCCTTGTGCTTTTCCAAGTTCTGTAGCTGCCTTTTGGATAGCAGCAGTATCACCAGAGTTTATTGCAGTCTCTAAAGCGATAGTAGGAATCTCTATATTCTTTGCCTGAACAGTTGCTTTAGATCCAGCAATGCCTGCTTGTAGCGCAGCAAGAGAGTCAGCAAGAGTAGATGTTTGATTTTGTTGATTTGCAATAATACGCTCTCGCGCTAGACGTGCTCTGCGGATATCTTCATCTTCAGCCATTATTACCCCTGGAATCCAAAGTCACGAAGTATGCCTAATGCCACACTGGATACTTCTTCTCTAGCGTTGTCGGTGTACTGCCAACGTGGGTCCTTACGGACTGCACGTTTGAAATCATAAATAGACATTTCTTTGTCCATACCATAAGCAGAACGCAAAAGTGAATCGTCTAAATCAATAGCATCTGGAGTCATCTCAAGCAAAGATGCCATTGTGTTGCGGTATGGAGCATAGATATTTGCTAGATCTAGACCCTCATCAAGAAGGGTTCCTACCTTTTCAGGTAGACCTAACTTAGCCTGTGAACGGATAAGACGATTGAATTTATCTACATCTTCACCACGAGCGATACGCTGCAACCAGCCATCTATCTGATTACCAAAGTCTTTTTCTAGATTGAAACCATTAGCACGAGCAGTAGAGCGAAGAGTGTCTAAAGCATCTCCTGGTGTTCCACCTAGTACTTTACCCTTAGAAGATATACCACTGATTGCTTCATCAATGATTGTTTCAGCATCAATACCGCGTAGGTAATAATCATCTAGCTTGGCATCGTCAATAACAACATCAATATCAGCAAGTTGCTTTTTGATATTGATTTTCCAAGACTTGAGTTTCTCTTTGTAAACCTCTGCCTTTTCAAGAGATAGGATATAGCGCTCTTGAGCATCGGTATCTAATTGACCAAACTTAGTCTTTGTGAACTCTTCGGCAGCTTTGACAGTCTGACCAGATTTCCATAGGTCAAAGATTCTCTTGAGTTCTGGACCGTAAGTCTTGTCATTGAGCAGGGCTTCGATAAGCCCTAGTTTTTCCTTGATGGTTCCAGCCGCTTTTGCTGCATCAGCATCTGCTTTTAGTTTGGCGGCAAGAGCATCGGACTCTTTCATCCCAGATTTTTGCGTCAGTTCATCTACTTCAGCCACTTAGTTTCCGCCTCCGATCTGACCAAACATCCACGACATAAAGTCGCTACGCTTCTTACGCTCTGCATCTTCAGGAGCAACGTTCTTGAGTGTGCTCTCAATCTTTGATGCTGCTTGCTCTTTGGTAAATTCAGGTGTCTGTGTAGTAATGCGCTCAAGTTTGCCAGTCTTAGGGTTGCGTACATCCTTGACTTGGCTAACGGTTCCCTTTGAAGCCATCTTACTGATAGCGCTAGTTAGGTCTGTATACCAACTTGCAGCCTTATCAGCATCATTGATAGTACGACCAAGAACTTGTTGAGCAAGTTTATCTACATCTGCTCCAATTTGTTCTGGGGTGTACTCATAAACAGAACGGGATAAATCTGGCTTAGGTGCTTTCTTCTTTTGTCCACCTGCATACCAGTTGAGATATTGTTCTGGTGTAATCTTTTGAGTTCCATTAGAGGTTGCAAACCAGTCAGATGCACCGTCAACTGCAATATCCCATACAGCACGAGCCTTGATTGGGTCAGTTGGTAGGCCATTCTTCTTGAGGGTCTGTAGCCAAGAGTTACGTAGGTTCTCATCTGTCAGATATAAAGACTTAGCCTGTTGGGTTGTAAGAGTCTTATCTCCAGCAGGGACGGTAATAGTTTGACCGCCTCGCTTCATACGAACTTGCTTGCTACCTTTTTGCCCAAGATAGACTTGATTTACATAAGATCCAGTAGAGCCAAACCCACCGCTACCTAGGTTGTCAAGGGCTGCCAAAAGTTCTGCGTCAGTAAGTGGAGTAGTATGACCAGGTACGTGAGTCATTACAAGCCTTTCCTAAGATCATCTCTTTCAAGATATCTTGTGTATATTCTGTTGAACGTCACATCTTTGTCTATAAGTAATCCAGTAAATTGATTCCAGGCTTCTCTCAAGTCAGAATTTCCTTCGTTGTCAAGTGATTGACTTGGACGTGTGGCTAGGATGCTCATTATCTTCTCGCGTCCTGCAAGATAAGTAGCCATAGTCTGCATATCTGGACGGCTAGAAACACGCGGATCTCTAATTACTTCGTTTGCATATCGCAAGAATGTAATAACTTTATTTGTGTCAATCTTGCCACGAGCTGCTGCCCAGTCTCTATTAGATGATTCTAATGCTGAGACGAACTGAGCCTTAGCTGCCTTGAGATCTTCAGCGCCTCTAGATTCTAGACTCTTGAGTCCACGAGCAATACGGGCTGCTTCAATCTTATCCATACCCTTGTTGTAGAGAATCCATCCCTTTTCAACATTGGTTTCTTTGATAGCCTCATAAGCATCTTGTGACTCACGGAATTTAGTTGTGCTTCCTGGAGCAACTGCTAGTTCACGTTGTCTCTTATAGACAGATGGTGAGAACTCACCAGCATTAGCATCGCCAACTAGGAACCAACCAAACTCTGGTTGCTTTGCAATCAGGTCTGATAGTTGCTTTGCTCTTTCATCAGCCTCAATCGTTGCAGCAATGCCAGTGTTGTTCTTTGAAAGGCTGGTCGTGAAGATGTAATAGTCATCGCCATAGAGTTCATAGAACTTCTCGGCTGCTGTAATTGGGTCTTCTTCACGTAGACGATGGAACTCGTCAATAAACAACTGATAAGGGCTACGGGTATTGGTAGCAAAAGGTAGGGTCAATCGGGATGCTGCATCAAGTGCAAGGATTTTTCTAACCTTGTTATTGATTTCAGCAGCGCTAGGCTTATCATCGCGTAGACCTGCATCATACTTAGCGTTCTCTTCAGCAGCGATAAGTACTGTTAGGTTTTGTCGCTGTGGGTTATCTTCTTCAAATATAGCAAGCGCCTTACGGACACCAGCAGATTGAATGACAACATCTTTCCAGCCAGTTCCTTGTGGGCCGTATGGAAGGATTTCCTTTGTAATAAAGTTTCTTTCCAACTTAGGATTACTCTTGACTAGAGCAGACATCGGAAGTTGTACGAACCAACCAGCACCTGGATTCCACCAAGCACCACCTTGGAAAATAAGGTTGAGTGATGGCTTAGGAATAGCACGTGGTCTATCACCTAGACCAAGGCGAGATGCCCATTCACCAGGAATGTTGATGTACTTGATTCCATCTTTTTCTTCAACCATACCCACACGATCTGGTGATTCGTATACTGTTTGTAGTTTACGGATAACAGATGGGTCGTTGACAACAATCTTGCCCCACTTCTCAGCAACGTCTGCGAATGCACCAAAGAATGGGAAGATATAGCGCAGTGTGCTTGCAGCATCTACGCGCTCTGAGGTGTCATAAAGGCTACGACGCATCTCAGCTCTTGCCCATTGGCGAGCATTGCTTTCTAGTTTACGAAGGTATGCTGTTGGTATCTCATCGCCTGGATAGGTGTCAATAGCACCACGGACAAGTGAGTCAATACGCTTACGGTATAAATCTACGAAGATTGGGTTACGGACAAGCGCTCTTTCTGGAGCTTCACCAGCGATTTCATAGAATCGCTCCTGGAATCTACCCCAAGACTCTGCCATACTTGATGTTCCATTACCCTGAGATACTTGGGCAGCGTTGACATCTGGACGATCTGCAGCATTTCTGAAGAACAACTTGATGTCATCATCTGTAATCGCTCTTTGTTGAGCAATACGCTTGAGGTCTACCGCAAATGGCGGGAATAGATTATCAATGTTATCTAGGTTTGCCTCAATAATGTCATCCACATTGCGGCCTAACGCAAGTTTGCGAAGTATCTTACGGCCTTCTGGGTCCTTGAGTAGGAACGCTCTAGCCTTCTTGATTACCTGCTCACGAGGTAGGTCTTCTAGCAAGATGGATGTAAGTTTAGAGTTACGTACCTGACGATTGACTACGCGCTTGTAAGCATCTGTCCAGTTAGCGTCATTTCCGTTGATGATAACGAAATCGCCTGTAGTTTCAAAAGCATTACGTAGAGCCTTATTAGATTCAGTGAAGTGGCTATCTACAATCTGTGAAGCGTTAGCAATAAAGCGGTCACGGATAAATGCTGCTCGTTCTGGAGTTGCACCTAGTGCATCTTCAACAGTAACGACAGTGTCTCCGACACGAATTTCATTCAGGCCCATACCGTACTTGTCAATAACTCTGACTTTGCCTGCAAGCATTGCATCAATTTCTGCAATCTGCTTAGCAATGACATCTGGGTCATCGGCAACGGTCATCAAAGCCTGTAGTTCTTCGCGCTTTGTTTCTAGTTTGACTGCATTGCTCCACTTGAACACATCATCAATGGAAGCATTCTTGAACTTAGAGTTGATAATGTTACGACCAGCGGCTCCAAGACCATAAGCAACGCGATTCATAATCGCCATTGGACCAATGGTGGTCATAATACGTAGGTAACCTTCAGTTACGTTACGGATTGGGTAACCAACACGGGCTAGAACCTCAAACTTGAGTAGAGAATCTAGGCCATCTGCGATACTGCCAAATTTATTCTGGCCTTTGACTGCCAGTTCATAGGCTCCACCACGTTGTGCTCTAGTAAATTTCATCAAAGAGTTGTACATCTGGTCAACATCAAGGGTAGGAAGTTGACGGACCAACTGTGATTCATTCAAAGGTAGAGGAACTACATTGAGTAATCCATCCGCACCTTCGATTGGAGTCACCTTAGCACCTGCTGGGATAACTTGACCATCAGCAGTCTTGGTTGTAGCGCCAGTATAAGCGCGTTCTTTGATCATATTACGTGCACTATTGCGAGCGCTGGAGTATTTTCTCCACGCAGCACGAACATCATTAGTGTCACTGAACCCAAATTGACGGGCTACAGTGCTGAAAACTTCTTCTTCAATCTCTTGATAGGCACGTGCTCTATCGTCTGCATCTACCGCAGAGGTGTATTTATCAAATAAAGCGTTGCGCTTTTCTACTGTAAACTCAGCCTGCTTGATATCTGTCTCAATACGGGAAATCTGTGTCTTCAAAGACTTTACTTCATCTGGAGACTTTGCGTTATCTAGCTGGTTTCTTAGTGTTTCCAACTTTGTAACATAAACAGCGCGTTGTTTATCAGAGAAGTTACGGACTCTGCTAAGCATATTATCTAGAGTCTGAACAGATTGGTTATCTGTAAAGTCAATCCAGCCACGAGGACGCTTGTAAGCAAAGCCTTGCAATAGGCGTACTACTGGCCCTGCTGCTCCATTACGGATATCTGTAAACTTTTGGCTTGTATTTGCTGCTTGACGCAAGGATGTAATAGCACCAAAGCGAGGCAGGGATTCAGGACTGAGAGTGCCTGCGATATCCATTTTCTTATAGGTATCGTCTAGCTCTTTTTGTAGAGTCTGAGCAAGCAACTGGTTCTTCTCAAGGTTATCGCCTTGATTGACAAGATCCATTGTGAATTGACCAGTAGCATCTTCTGATTTACCTAGATACTTTGCAAAGTCAACTTCAGTTTCTAAGTTTGCAATCTTGATAGCAAGGTTTTCTTGTGTAGCAAGAAGGTCACTTGCTGCAGTAGCATCTCCCATAGCCCATTGCAAGATATCTGCCTTGGCTTTATGGCGTGCTGTAACATCTTCAATCTTGTTTGCTTCACCGAGAACATCTGCAAGTGTGGCAGGGTTACCAGATTCACGGATAGCCTTGACTCTAAATAAGTCTGCAGCATCCATATCATCAGTCTTTTCCAAGAAGTCTTGGAATGTACCCTTGATACGTTCTGCTCTCTTACCAGTTTTCTCACCAGCAAGGACTGCCTTGAGTTCGCCTGGACCACCTACAGCAAAACGTGCTGCTCTGGCTATTTTGACACCTTTACCAACTACAATCGTTGGGTCAATAACAAATCGAGCAACTACATCTGTAGTAAAAGATGACCAGCGACCAAAGGTCTGTTCACGGAAAGCCTTCTCTGCCTGTTGCTTATCATAGATATCAAACTCACTGGCAGCAAAAAGCAAATGGTCTTGAATAAACTTATCAGCCTTGTCGCCTGCTTTACCAAATGTAACAGCATTGAGTGCATCTTCAGCAAGGTCTATTGGCGTACCAAGTACAGTACTGACAAGTGCGCGACCTGGAGATATTTGACGAGCTTTATCCCACGATTCACGAATCTTTGTCGGGTTGATAGACTTACCAGCAAATAGCGGATTGTTCTCATCGCCAAGTAGTAATCCAAAGGATACTGCTTGAGCAGATAAGTTATAGGCTGTTTCTAGCTTTTCAAATACTTTTCCCCAGAATCCAGGTGGCTTAGCCTGCTGTGCGCGATAAGCCTGTTGACGACGATATGCGTCAAGAAATTCTATTCTTCCTGTGGGATCTAGCGCTTTAGCAACATCCAAGGGAACAGAAAGAGAGTTGTTCTTTCCCTTGTTATACAGTTGGTTGAATGCACCCATAGCGTCAAAAGCAGAAGGATTATTTTTCTTCTGCAACTCTGCGTAGATGCGTTGCGCTATCTCGCGTTCACTCATAGAAGATTAGCCCTCAAAAGCCTTACGTAGTTTCTAAATGATTGTGATGATGAAGGAGACTGAGCAATAGTTTCTAGAGCTGGAAGGTATGATAATAGTTTCTGACGGTCTGCATCTGTATCAGCAGATGGTTGATTCATACCTAAAACTTCTGGTCCAGGACCTGCACCCATTGGAATACCAGAGGTAATTGGTTCTTCTGGTCGTTGTGTTGGTGCATATAACGGAGTTACTGCTTCTTGTGCAGCAGCGCGAACTTCACTAGCTCTAGCGCCACGTACATCTGGAGTCTTTGCAAGTGGAGCGCCTGCTTTATTAGCGGCGTTCTCTACACCTGATCCGTATTCTGTTGATTCAAACGAAAGTCCATCGGTTCTCTTGGAGAACTTGCCAGGACCTGATACGCCTGCCATTGGCCCTCTAGCCATTATTGTCCTCCATCTTCTCTAAATCTGAAGTAAATTGTTCCCACACTCTGGAAACCTTTGTTTTTCTATTTGCGTTATACACTGCTAAATCTAATAATTCTGAAGTGAGCATTTCAAATGCTCTAACTATGTTTACTGCAAAACCTGATACAACTACTAAAAAATCGGCGAGAGTGATAGAGCGAGGTACATAATCTTTATCTTCGTCCACGCCCTATCCTCTCTTAGTAAAACTAAGCCTTCTTACCTTTGCGAGCCTTTGCAGCATAACCAAAGTCAACTTTTCCGCCTTTTGGCATTGGAGCCTTCTTTGATCCTTCTGTTGGCTTCTGTACAGATGCCTTTGCGCGACCACCTTTTTTCATATTTACACCTCCCTACCCTGCAATAGATGCGAGTAACGTAGCAATATCTGGACGAGCGCCAGCAGCAGGGGCCGCACCCATTTGTTCTGGAGTTGGCTGCGAGGCAGGAACGGGGGCCATACCTGCTGCTGGAACTTCACCGCCCATCATTTCTGCTGGGACTTCAGGTTGTGGCTCTGGTGTAAATACCTTCTCCACAATAGTTTCTAGTTGTAAACCTTTTTGACGACCCTTGATTACCTCGGCGATTCGAGCAACAATCTGAGAAGGATCAGCACCTTGTGCAGCAATCGCTGGAATAGCCTGGGCATACTGAGCAACAGCAACACGAAGAGAATCGCGCATCTCTTCAATGTCAACACGTTGTTCTTCTTGAGTAACATTCAACTCCATCGGGATTTCGCGGCGTACATAGTCACGGCTAACAAGTTTGTCAGAACGCATCTGTAGCAAAGCAATAATGGCATTGTTTGGATTCATACCAGACATAATGCCGTAGCGAACATCTATACCATACTCACCATTGATAGCGCGGCTTGGTACATACTTCATATTGAATGGAGTACCGTCATCTACGCCCTTTATTTCTTTGGCCATATTGCCAAAGATTTTCTCATCTGTTTCAAAGCAGAGAGATACAAGTTCAGTAAAGAGGCGAGCAAACTGTGCTTGTGCTGCACGTACTTGTGTATCAAAGCCAGCTTGGAGTGCTTGAACTCCGCGACCTGTAATGATAGATGCGTCGATATTACCTGAGCGAACTTCTGGATAACGAGAACCGAGACGCAGTTCGCGCTCTAGAACACCTGATTCTGTAAAGACTCCAGGTGGAAGTTCTAGCGGCACACGGCGGATTGCCTGTGGATTTGCAGAACGCATAATCGCATCAGGGCCAAGTGCGAGTTCTTGGACATCCTGCGGAATAGCAATCGGTGCTTGAATAGACTTTTCTGCTGCTTGAATTTGTAAGACAGCAAAGCGAGCACGTGCTAGTTGTACCGCTAGAACATCATCAAATTGACCACGTGCTTCGCCATCTAAAGATGAGCGAACAGCAACACGAGCCATACACTTACCAGTTGGGTTAGGTAAGTTAGATAGAACTAAGTTATTGCGATCTGGTAGGAATACTAAGTCTTGGTCTTTGTCGTGATAACGGACCATTGTGATATATGGGCTACCCATTGTGAATGCCATCTTAGGCATAATTTGGGAAGCAAACTCTGGATACTGCGCTGATAAAGTCTCAGCGTCAGTTTGAATTGTTTGAGTAAGTGATGTGCAACGACCAAATCTGTCAATCTCAGGATAGACACCAAATGGGTTGAGCAAGCGGATACGAGGATTGTTTGTCTCGTAATCCATCTCAACCATTGCTGGGAGCATTCCGTAGGTGTTGAACCAGTCAGCACCGTTATACATTTGAATCTGCAACTCAGACATAGAGACGTAATAGTTAGCGATACGAGTTCTGGTATCTGCAGCCTTGCGTGCTGAGTCTGAAACCATATTGGTAGCAGCGCAGTTGAATGATGGAAGTGGTGCCATAACCTCTGCTAGGTCACGAGCAGCAACATCTACGAAGTTAGCAACAAGAGGCTTTGGGTAATCTTCTGAGAACATCGCAGGGTAAACCTTGCTGATGTCTCCTTGACGTACTGATAGCACGTCGCGCATACGCTGGTCGCGGGCAGAGTACTTCGTCTGTAGACGAGCAACCTTTGCGACTACCTCTTTGACTGATAACATCTAAATTCCTAACTAAGGGGAAAGTTACTTCTTTTTTGCTTTTGGAGCAGACTTTTTAGCGCCACCAGTTAGAGCACGACCTACTTTTGCTTGTTGTGCCTTAGCCTTAGCACGCTTTGTTACTCCTGCAGCGCGAGCAGCGCTACGCTCTAGTTCAGCAGCACGTTGATTCTGCATAAGAAGAGCAGCCTTTGATTCTGCTTTTGTTGGGTAACGACCAAAAATCTTTTCTGCGCCACTTGCTTTTTTGCCGCGAGAAAGATTCATAGCGGTTTCCTGTAAAGCATATTCTGCTTCTGCCCAATTCTTTTTTGTTCTTGGCTTTTGTCCAGCAAAGTCTCTGGCTCTACTTGCTTTGCTCTGCACTTCGCTAACTCTTTGTTTCTTTACTTTTGGCATAATGTCTCCTATATGAACTGGCGTTCTTGTTCTGCGAGTAGATTGTCAATGTTGACGACCATCCTCTTGCCCCGTTCATAACGGGACAAAAATGGATTCTTCATATGATGTGCTGCGTGAATTCCGTTGTTGAGCCACTCACGTGCTCTAATCTCACAGAACCACAAGGCCATCACCATATCGGTCTTACCCTTGGTCGTAGGTGACCAGGTAATAAGTTGTTCTATGAGGCTCTTGATATTTTCTGTTTGGTCACTTGGCAGATGAATCAGATTATCTCTGTGATGCTTTCCATCTTGCTGTTTGGTACCAAAGAGTGTGGACATAGATGCCACACCAAAGCCTGCATCCCACTTGTTATTGCCAGTGTGGTGCTCTCTTAGTACAACTCCCTTGGATGCAAGGAACTGTCTAATTCCTTCATCTTGCGTGAGAAAAGATTGAAAGGCGTTACGCTCCACGATCCATTCCGATGGTGCATATACGTGAGTCCAATCGGTAATGAGCTGTCTGATTTGTGCAGGCGTAGGACGCGTAATCTTGATAGCGTCCACAATGTAGCGCTTATGAGAAACCCTATCAACTGCATAACATACCGCCGCTGTGTCTCCGACCATTGCTGGGTCGAGTCCACAAACAAAACTGAAACCGTTGAGGTCTTTGGGATGACCTGGACTGCTAGGCACCAGACGACCTGCTTTTCGCATTCCATCAATGGAGCCTTTCACACATACAGGGTCAAAGATTGCATCATCGGATATATCTTGCTGTTGATAAACCAAGGCCCAGGTAGAGGCATCCATAGCCTGACGCTCGTTATATAAGTTGCGTCCATTCCAGCGGGGATATAGCCCTTCTTCAGTCTTTTCAGATTCTTCTTGACCATCAAAGGGTTGATCTGAATAAGGCCACAAGGTAACCCACTTATCGGGGTCCTCATTTGATTCCAGCAGAGCTGGCATTGCTAAGTATGTCCACGGAACTAAGCCGCCAGGGTATCTATCGGCAGAGCGTAGCTCTTTGTATAAATCTACCGCTGATACGCGGGTACCGATAACGATGAGCTTACCTGTCGGGTTGAGACGGGAGCGTACATCTTGGGTGAGCCACTTGATTTGTCGTTCAAAGTCATTTGCGTTAGAAAGAGTAACTGCGTCGTCTATAAGAATCATATCGGCACGCTTACCGTAAATCTGACCGCCGATACCTACGGCTTCAATGTTGGGGTCTTTCTCAGATGACTCTCTGAGTTCATCACCGAAGGTAACACGGGTAGCCTGCCAAGAGGCTGTTTTAGATTTGAACCCAACCCCAGCGGCATATGCCTGCTGTAGTTCTTCGTACATTGGATGCGTCAGTCGCTGCTTGATAGCATAAAGGAAGTCTGCGGCCAGACGCTGGGTTTGGGAAACTATGAGAACTCTGAAGTTCGGGTTATTGACAATCTTCCAGGTTACGTAGTCAACGGTGACCGTCATTGACTTGGCGTGATTCGGTGGGATGTTGATAAGGATGCGGTTATTAGCCAAGCCCTTTTCGTACTTCATCGAAGGATGAAGCCAGGAGGGGTCTCTGCCTTCTATAACATCTATCAGGTTCTGCTGATGACCAAAGGTCTTAGACTTGAGGAACCGTTCTCTAAACTCTGCAAAGGTAATATCATTGAGGGTTTGTTCTATGAAGGAGGAACCGCGTAGGCCTAGCCTAGTTCTGTCTACCTTGTCCTTCCAGGCAGGGTCAGTACGGCGGTAATACTCATAAGACTTGTAGGATCTACCAGCGGAGGCTACAGCTTGCTCTACTGTCATACCTTCTGCGATAGCAGAGAGGATAACTCGCTTGGCTATCTCTGCTGTATTTTCTGGCATT